CGCTCGCTTCAATTACGACAGCGAAACCGGTGACTTGGCCGAATCAAAGCTTCGAAAATTGATCGAAGAAGGCAGCTGGCCTGCGATCAAGTTTGCGTTGTCCACCAAGTTTAAGTCGCGTGGCTACACCGAAAAAACCGAGATTGAGCACACCGGCGTTCAGACGATCAATGTCAACTTCGGGCCTAAGCCGACGAAAGTTGAAAGCGAATGAGCGAAGACGGCAAGGCCAGCTTGCTCGACAACCTTGAGTCGCTTTGCGAAGTCACAACCGTCGGAACTACAACGAACGTGCAGTGGAACTTTCACGAGTTTCAGCGGCAAATGATGGATTCGGAAAAGCGGTTCATCTTGGTCCTCGCTGGCACGCAAGGCGGCAAGACTAGCGCGGTCCCTGCCTGGCTGTTCAAGGAGATTCAACTACGCGGGCCGGGCGATTACCTGTTCGTGACACCTACTTTCCGCATTATGGGCCTCGGCACGCTCAACAAGTCGGAAAAGGTTTTCGAGTTTTCCGAACACGGCGAGCGGCTGCTGTTCGGTGACGTCCAAGATCAACCAACCAAGGTATTTTTCGGCCACGCTCAAGATCCCGATTCACTGGAATCAGCTACCGCCAAAGCCGCCGTATTGGACGAATGCGGCCAGAAAAAGTTTAAGCTGGCTTCGTTCGAAGCGATCATGCGGCGCCGTGGATTAAGTCGGGCAAAGATCACAAAGATATTGACGTGATCCGCTTCCCATCGACTGCTAACCCGTGGTTCTCACAAGAAGAATTCGAATCGGCTAAAGCGATGTTGCCGAAGTGGAAATTCGATATGTTCTATCGGGCGATCTTCACGCGACCTGCAGGGATGATCTACGACTGCTTCGATGAGTCGATACACAAAGTCGAACCGTTTCCGATTCCGCCGAACTGGGATAAGCGACTGTTGGGCGTTGACTTCGGTGGCGTCAACACGGCTGCAGTGTTCGCCGTAAACGAACCTGGTACCGAAAAGTATTGGGTTGTCGATGAGTACCATGCTGGCGGTAAGTCGATCGAGCAGCACGCGAACGATATGAAAAACAAGACGCCCAACGAGCGACGCATCAAAGCCTACGGCGGTGCCCCAAGCGAGGACCAGTGGCGCGGCGAGTTCGGCAAGTATGGTTTACGGATCGACCGGCCCCCGGTGTCAGAAGTCGAAGTTGGTATCAACCGAGTCTACAAAGGATTCAAAACCGGCAACCTGATGGTGTTCGATACCTGCGTTAACTTGATCGATGAGATTCAGAGCTACACCCGCGAGATTAACGACCGAGGCGAGCCGACCGAGAAAATCGAAGACAAGAACGACTACCACCTTTGCGACGCGCTACGATACTTCGGATCTAACGCCTTCGGTGGCGGTCGTAAGAGTTGGGGCGGTTTGCTCTAGCGGTGCAAGTAGTTTCGCTGTAAAGCATCGCCCGTGTACGCCAAGCTTGCCATGTCGTCTCCTATGTTATTCCTGAACCAGTAGACGTATTTTGAAAGCAGCTCCAAGATCTGGCCCTCTTCGAGTTTATTTTTAGCTGCGTCCCTGATCGGCGCTGTGGAGACAATAGAAGGAAACCCGATCACCGCCGTCGCGGACACAAACCACCCGAGTTTCATCATTTCATGCCCTGAAAAATCCTTCACGATGTCGAACAGCTCGTAATCGATTATTTCGCCTAACGGCCTGTGTGATCCCCGCATAGGCGGGCACACCCTGTATTCTCGCCTGAGCTTGTTGAACATCTTAGAGAATTCTCTTATGTCCAGCCTCTTCTGGACGACTTCGACGTCAACTATCTCCTGCAAGTCTTTTAGCTCTACCGCCTTTAGCTCTCCCTCTAGCCGCGATACTTCGCCTTCGGATTTTTTCAACAGCGATCGCAACTTCTCGGCGTTCCTTCGTTCTAGTTCGACCTGATTTACTAGCCTCTCATTCTCTTGCTCACAAAGTTTTGCATTTTCCTTAACCTGGTCCAGCCTGTCGGATAGTAAGGCCGCATCTTCGCAATGCTGCGATTTAGCCTTCCTTAGCTCGTTAGCCGACCTGGCGATGCCGTCTAGCAACGCCTTGCCTTGTAAGTCGCTGCCTAGATAACTGTTCAGGTTCTTGATCTGTTTTTTCAGTTTGTTCATTATTTTTTCCATTTATCCGCTGGAACTCGGACGGCTGTAGGTTGGGGTAAATTGCTCGGCAACTTTCTTAGTCGGTCCTCTATTTCTCCAAGCAGTTTGTAAAACTCGTCGACGTAGATGATGCCTCTTGAGTCCGACAGCATGTCGTCTAGCACGGTAATTGACGTCTTCATTGAACGCCTGAGTAGGATGTCAGTTGATATACCAGCGCCTTTCCTTCCCTTGATACGGACCTCTACTTCTGGGTCTGCCTTGAAGTCTTCCAGCCGCTTTAAGTAAATCGAATGACGCTTCGACTTCTTCACTACCCTGCTGAAGAACTCCGTCACAAAAGGTTCGGCGTCAGCCGTCGAGAATTTCGCCCTTTTGACCAGCCGCAAGAATTCAGAAATTGGTTCCCTGCACGCCACTATCTCTTCTTTGGTTGTGTTCTTCGCCACCAAGTCGATCATGCTCCCTGGCAATTCAGGGCCGTCGACCGATTCGATCAGACCTCCCCAAGATACAAGTCGGGCGGTCGATTCGACTTGCGACTGACTCCACCCCCCCATCCTGGCAACTTCGGCAACGCTAAGCCCCTTTTGCACAACCAGAACTTCGACCGCTCTTTTGCGTGTCCATTCTGGCGGCTCTGGCCGGCCTTGGAGCCTGGCGTTGGCCAGCACTCGTATCGCCGCGATGACGTTCGCAGAGTCGCAAGTCACGATGTAAGCCGATATGGAAGTCACTGATGCCAAGTTAGCAGCGGCCAGTCGTTGCACGCCATCGAGTACGTCAAGCCCGTTTTTGGTTACAATAAGTATAGTTGCCGGTGCTGGTGAACCTGACTGCATTAGCGTTGAATACTCTAAAACCGCCTCCTCTCGAATTGGCACCGGCCTGGCTAAGTTGGTTGACTCCCAATCGCTAACCAACTCGCCAAACGAAACGTTGTTCGAGTACGAAAATTCAACGCCCATCTGCGTAAGAAAGTTCTCTGTTCTACTGTCCTTTGTAAACATCTTTACCCCAAGAAAAAAAATTGCCACGTCTAGATCGACTCACGACCCCCGATTTTAAGTTGTCCGGCCAGCGCTTCGACCTCTGCGATCGGCTGGCTGCCGACGCGAGATAATAAATTCACGATACCACCTCCGGCTCCGGCATTAGCCCGACTTGCTCCAAGAGATTGTGCCAGTTCTTGCCGCGTTCCTCGCAGGCCTTGGTCATTGCGATCCTCAGCCACGATTGCGGACGGCCCACGTATCCCTGGCCAGACTTGATGCCAAGCGACCTGACCAGCTCCGGCACAATCCCCGGGTCGATCAATTCGGCCACCCAGCAGGCTTGCCACACAAGCGGCTTAGCGAGCGACCCTGCCGCGATCACGCCCTTGCGTGCGTCAGCACCCGTTCCTCAAACTCTGAATCAATTCTGTCGACGACTGACGACCGACGTTCCCCCGCGCCCTTCTCTGTCTTGTCTGTCGTTGTCGTCTCTTGTTTTGTTATTCCTTGTTCTGTACTGTCCTGTCTTGTAGCGCGTAATTTTTCCCGGCCTGCTGGGAAGTCGCTGGAAAGATCTCCCGGCTTGGTGGGAGATTGGTGGGAGATTGGTGGCGGGTCATCGTTTTCGGTGGATACCAGCCAAGAAACCTCCTTTGTGGTCGCCCAGTTGATGAGCCGTTCGAATGATTCGGCCGGGAAACCAGATTTCCTGGATAGGTGGGAGATTTTCAGCGGATTCCCCTGACCATCTGCCAACGTCCCCCTGACATTGCACTGGCTTGCGATCGCGACGAGTGCTGACCAAGTGCCGTACATGGCCGGCGCGTCGCTCTCGAACTCGTCAAGCATTAAGTTGTAGCCAGTGGATCCGATCAGGTCGGTGGGCATTGGCACCCACTCCATTCGCTTGAGCTTCCTAGAGTTTGAGTTCTCGAAAACTTCATTCCATTTAGCGATTGCTAGGGTGCTTTGCGTGTGTTCGTTCATTTGATCGTCCTTGAAGTGCTGCGAAGTTCTCATTGGGGTGCCTCAGTTGTTTGAAGTCGTTGACCTATCCAAGACATCACGTTGACTGCCATCGAATTGCCGATCGCTTTATATCGTGGACCGTCGCAAGCTGGTTTGCCGCGATATGGAACGTTTGTCCAGTCGTCGGGAAAGCCCTGGAGTCGCTCACATTCTCGAGGAGTCAGACGGCGAACCGCCGACGCAACAACTGCTGGTGCGTGCTGGCCCTTCGCCAACGTGTGGCAAACAGGACCGGGAATGCTTTGATTCGTTGGGTTTGTGACTTGCGTGGTATCAAACGAAACAGCAACTTGACCGCCACCATTGGAGTTCCCGTTTTTCCCGTTCATACTTCGCAACGTCGGCGAGACCAAACCCGAATCACTACCGCTATACTTACAGGAAAATGCGATCAAATCCGTTGCGTCTTTGTAGTCTCGTTCCTTGATTGTGGACGCTGAACCGTCGTCAACGTAATCGCCAAACGCTTTCATTCTTGCTGTCACCAAAGTATTGCCTCTACCGTCCGCTGTGAAACTTGAATCTGCTTTCGCAATTAACGGACGTGCTACGACGTTATCCTGCCCTCGGTTGTCGCCTGTTCTTGATCCATTCCGGCAGCCACTTGAATCAAGGCAACGTGCAACATCCTTGGTAAAGCTTTTCCCCGATTCTCGGCGCGGCGGAGGATGCCCGCACATGCGTGTGATTGAACTCGGACAAACTGAGCGTCAAGAACTCGGTAGGCGACCCCATACCCGCATTCTTGAAGTCCGGCAAGGAATGACTCAAATGCGTGTACTTCTTCTGACTCGTAGTCTTCGTAAGTATCCACTGTCCGGGGACGTTTTCCCAGACGATCCAACGGGGGCGCGTCCTAAGAGCAAGTCGACAGAATTCGAGAGCCAAGTTGCCACGGTCGTCTGCCATTCCGCCTCTAAGTCCTGCAACGCTGAATGATTGGCAGGGGGTTCCTCCGACAAGAAGGTCAATTGGTCCATATTCGTTTTCCTTGATCGTTGTGAAGTCCCCATGTAGGGGAACGTTTGGGTATCGATGACTCAAAACAGCGCGAGGAAACTTTTCAATCTCCGACATCGCTGCACATTCCCAGCCCAATGGTTCCCACGCCAACGATGCCGCTTCAATTCCACTACACACGGATAGATACCTCATCTAAACCACCTCGTAGGTTGTAGCTTCGTTGAAGTTGCCTTTGAGCACGAGCGTTAGGATTCGTTTATTGTTGTTCATCGATCACCTTTCGCCCTAGTTCAGTAAGCCGAAACGTCTCGGCCGGGTTCTCTTTGATTTTGCATTCGCGAGCGCCGCACTTTTCAATCATGCCAATTTCAGCCAGCTTGCTTGATCGCTTCCGTAGCGACTCGCGTTGCGTGGCGACTTTGTCGTTTGATACGCCTGGCTCGTACTTGTACGCTCTCGCTGCGACCTCGTTGGCTGTCGGTGGCGCGTGCTGCATCGGCTTGAGGGTGTTTAGAAACAGAAGTTGCAGTTTGCTAACCTTGACCTTTTTCGCTGCTTCGTGCGAAGTGCTCGGATCGGTTCGCCTAGACAGCTCGTTGACCTTGACCGAGCTGTTGCCGTCGTGGTGGTTGGTTTCGAAAAACGATAGTTGCTTGTTCACTGGTATGTCCTCCGAGCAAATTCCGCGATTAGTGCAGCATCGACAAGTCCGTCGTGTGGGACTCGGGATCGTTTTGTTGCGAGCCAGCTTTGATCAGGCCAAAGCTGAGACGCGACTTTCAACGCCGCCGCCTTCGTGTCAAACTTTTTACCCTTGGGCATTTTGGGTTTCGTCCAGAACATTTTTTGCCACTTCTGCGGCGTTATGGGATCTCGCCTCGCCCCGATGATTTGCAAGACCGTGTCCATTCGAGCGAACGAATCCGCCATCGAAGCAGCGGCGTTTGCGTTCCTGCTTCCACTCGGTCGCTCGTAGCAAACAAAGCATTCTCCGGATGGAATTAGACGCTTGAATTGCAAGGCCGAAACTCTGTTTTTCTTTCCGTCGTTTGTCACTGGCATGACGTGTAGCGTCAGATTGCCATCTTCCAAAATGGCAATGCCGCCCTTAAGGCCGTTGTCTATTCCTATAAAAATCATCGTTTCTCAATCCGTTAAGTTTCAGCCGCGGCCAACCAGCGATACGCACAATGCTTACGTCTGCCGTACGTTTCTGGTTGGCCGTCCTTACTGGTGCTTCAGAGCAATACGCAAAACAAAGTTACGTTTCTCCTCGCACCCTCTCGCCTTCAGGGTTTAGTTCAATAGACGCCGTGGTAAACGTTGCAATCAACTTCCTCGCGGATCATCTCACCAAGCTTGTAGTGAGCCTTTAGGTTTGCGTTGACGATTGAATCGGCCAACGGGTCCAGTGCGAGCGTTCGCTTTTCAAGATCCACCACCAGCAGGCATTCAACGCGAACGATGATGTCGAGTTCTGCCCATCGTCGCAGTTGCAGCGTGACTGTCTCTGGAAGTTCAGTCGCCCCCAGCACCTCTCGCTGAACGTTGCGACCCATCGACTCTTTGCCCATTTGCAAGTTGCCTTCAGATTCGCACCAAACTTGCTGGATTGGGCCAGACTCCATGTGATCAAGTCTTGATTGAGTCGCTGACCATCGTCGACCACCAAAACCACCGTGTCGCCAGCGTGCCAGATAACCGACTCCTCGCTGCAATAGCCGGTGATCGACTCAAGGCTGTTGGCTTTGTGATGCCGACCTGGCTTCTCACGCTCGATTGTCAAAACTTCATTCCCGACACGCACCTTTTTGGTGGTTTTGTCGTCGTGAATCAAGCTACTTCCCGCTGCCTGCTCGCACAGATCGAATAGGGCCTTCATTGCTTCCGCTAACATCTTATTTCCTTGTAAACGTTTGATTGAAAAAGAAACTCTTGTCCGTTTGCCTACCAGTGACCGCTAACCGACTTGGTCGATTGTCATCTGGTCGGGGTTGTCGGGGCTCATGTCGTTGTAAACCGCCTTGCCACCTTGCTTGATGCGGCATTCGATCGGCCGACTGATATGATCAGGCACCGAAGACTTGACCTTGCACTCTGTCGTGATATTGCAAGTGCTTCCATCTTGCAGTTGCTGTGGCGTCAGAAGCACCTCGATCGTCACCTTGCGAGCCTTGCCGTCGCCTGGACGGTCGTCGCAATCGTCGATCGCTCGCTTAAGGTGTTGATTGAAAGCCACGGCAACGGTGCCGTCAGCAAAGTCTTGCAGTGACTCTAAACTCAGATTTTTAATTGCCATTTTGGTGGATCTCCGTAAAAACTCATTCATTGAAACTCAAACCGGCTGGCGGGAATCGAACCCGCATTTCTGGCCCACTACGAACCAGCGTCCTGCCATTGGACGACAACCGATGTCGCCTACTTAGACTTTGCGGGTTTCGCTTTGGCATCGGCAGGGGCCTTTGCTTCGGCCGGTGCTGACTCAAGCAGTCCTTCGATTTCAGCCTTAAAGTCGGCCAGCGTTTTCGCGCTGTCGGATTGAAGGTCCGATCGAAGCTTCTCAAGAAGCTCGGCCAATCCGTTGACGTCGTTGATACTGACTGGCTTGAGGTCTACCGACTCCAAGCTGTCTCCACCCGCGACCTTCTTTTGGTACGGCATCCACTCGCACCAACTGCCCTTCCCTGGCACCTTGTCGTCGCCTTGGAGCAACGTGACGCCCTTTTGGCCGTAAGCGTAAGGAACGCCGTTTACGTCGAAGCAGGCCAAGTTGACTTTCGTGTTGGACTCAACCGACGCGATCAAGCCAATCAGCGGCTTAGCGCCGGAGTTTTTGTAGAAGTGAACGACTCGGCCAACAGTTGGCGTGATCGTCACTGACGGTGAATCTGCGACTTCGTTTGTTGTTTCTTCTGTTGTCTCAGGCATCTGAAAATTCCT